TGCCATCACTTCTAAAATAAAATAAACAAAGAGTATATTGATCTCCACTATTTTCTGAACTTGTTTTTGCATAGAAAGAGACACTTAAAGATTTTGCAGATGATGTACCATAAGCTAAATCTTGTAAATTTTGCCCTTCTATCCTATGTCTTATTACAACATTACCACCGCCAGTAGGTGTGTTAGTTGCGTCAGGTGTAATTTTGTACGAATTTTTAAACTCATCTGGGGTATCTGTTGATTGAGTAATAGTACAATCTCCATCAGCACCACTTGTAGCAACGTGCTGAAATCTATCCAACGTGTAAGGCTGCTCTGTATTATCAGGAGAAAATGTTACTCCCCTCTGACTACAAACCATACTGCCATTAATTACCTTGTTTCGATTAGCAAATTGACCACCATTAACAGAAGTTATGTTTGCAGCACACGTTCCATCAGTATTGTTGACAGTAATAGCAGCAGTACTAGCTCCTACCCCTTTTATCGAATTTACCTTGATCTCTGACATAATTAACTATAAGGAGAGTCCCCAAGAATAGAAGTGTTCCATTGTGCTTTAAGTGCATTTGTATCACTAGCAGCAGCTATACCAGAATCAGCAGGGGCATCTCTTAATGCTTGCTTCTTGCTAACTATATCAGTAGTACTAGAACCTGTCTCTAATGCTTTTTGAAACTCAATATCAAGTTCCGCAAGTTTTGAAGCTCTTGCATATCTAATATTTGCTTTATGAATTTCTTTGGCTTTTGCCATGTCTGTTTCAATAGTTTTACTATTTTGCTTCCAAGCATTTCTAAAACTCATATCTGTAGGAATAACAGATTTATCTACAATATAAGATGTTTTACCACTTGGAACATCTTTTGTTTGTATTTCTTCAACGCTTAATCCACAATTATCAGTAGGAATAATTATTACACAGTTACCTTGATCATCTGTGTATATAATTCTTTTATCTGAGTTTGCCATAATAATTAATCTCCAAAAACAGCAAGCATCGCATTAGCTGAATTTGCATAACCTCCTCCATTAGCTACTTGCTGACATCTTACTTTGACTAAATTTGTAGCTTGGTCATCAACATGAACAGGATACCTTAAATCTGTAGTACCAAATCCATAATATGCAGTTAAACCAGTTACAGTTACATAGTTTGCACTTGCCATATTACTTGAAAAGTTAACAGTATGTAGGCCAGCAGCTTGTTGAGATATTGAAGAGACATTGAAACTACTTGCAATAGAACCAGTATCTTGATTAAATTTTATCCATACTTTAGCCCTGCCATCTGCAATTTGTGCAGTAGTAGAACTTTTATTGCCACTTGTATCTGTAATTGTTCCGACTTTTAAATTACCCGAACAAGTGGTCGTACCTGATACTGAAAAATTACCAGAACTATCTGTTTGTGCAACAATACCATCTGCTGCGTCTGGTAAAGTTAAAACTCTATTATTACTAGATGATGATGGTGCTTGTAAGCTGAAAGACCCACCACCTGATGCTGCGTTTAGTTTAATCTTTGCTGTCATGGTTTAGGATATTTGTCTTTGATAGTTTTAATGGCAGTTTTCCAACCAGCTACACCACTATGATAAATCGTATCAAGCTGATCTTCAATACTTGGATACTCTGCTTTACGTTGTGACTTATATGAATTATTTTCTAAATCCCATGCAGCCTGTAATGCAGCAAGTCCATCTGTACATTCTTTTTCTGTAGGTTTAGAACCTCCATCATGTACTATTAAGTTTGCATATATTTTATTTTTTGAGTCAGACCAACCAAACCAACCTCCTAACCTTACAGTTACAAGATAATCTTCAATATGATCGGGTCTCCCATTAAGCTCCATTATGTTTCTCCTAATTTATAAACAGTAAAGCCATTTCTTGATTGTGAAGTTAAACCATGATAATTAACAGTACCACTTGAACTAGCCATATATTTCCATTTGTAGTTTGAAATATCTGTAACATCAACTATATCCATTAGACCGAAACTAGCATAAGTATTCGCACCGCCAGTGTAAGCACTTCCGTAATTTTCATTAATAGAAATGTAAGAGCTACCATTATTAACAGTTAAATATGATTTGATACCAATATAATTATCCCCGTTACCAGTAGCTTGTCCATTATACATAAGTAAATATTTTCCAGTAGAAGGAAAACTAAATACTCCACTAGATTCTGTTAAACCTGTTCCAATCTTTTCAAAATATGTATCAGTTCTTTCCCAATTTGCAGTAATAAAATTATCTCCATAATTACTTAAAGTACTTGTAATTCTCCAGCTATCGACCTCTGTTAATCCTTGAGTTATTCCAGAAATACCGCTATTTGTAATAGACATTCTTTCAACACCACCAGTAGCAAACTTAATGGTGTCAGCAGAGGGAAATGTTATACCAGTATTGCTATCTGTTCCTGTTAATGCTGGTGCGGAGACTGACCCATCAACTCCAGAAATACCAGTAGTGCCGTTAATGTTTAAAGCCATAATTAAAGAATAACAAGTAAACTGCCAGATGGCACGGTCACAGTGACACCGCTATTTATAACGGGACTTACTGTGTGTGCATTTTTTCCTGATGTTATCGTATAATTTGTTGTTACGTTAGTGTCCGATTCAAAGAATACTTCATCATTACCTCCTCCCGTAGCTCCAGCACCACCTCCCACAGCAGTAAATTCAGATCCGTTATATATTTCAGCAGAAGTGGTCGTACTATTAAATCTAAAGTCTCCTGTTGAGGGGGAACCAGGTCTTTGTGCAGTAGTTCCAACAGGTATTTGTAAAGCTGTTGTGTAATTATGTATAACATCTCCAGTAAATGTTGCTCCTGCAACTGGAGCTAAACCTAAATTTGCTTGAGTGACATTACCAATTTCGATATATCCATTATTAGCTGCATTTCTTATTTTAAGAAGATTTGATGTTGTATTAACTGATAACTGGAACGCAACTTGTGTACCACTAGGATCTGCTGATCCACTATTTAAACTTTGTATGGCAGCAAAGACATTATTTAAGTCGGTACGGACTGCACTCCCCGTTCCATTAGCAATACTGTAATCTGATACCTGTGCCATTTAGAAAACTACCTTGTGTATATTCTACCCTCCTTTACCAAATCCGACAGCCTGATAAGTGAAATTTCTATCAATCGAAGCATTTGATGAGTTTTTAAAGTGAACAGTAAAACCCGTTCCAGATACACTGCTTACTTCAAAGTAATCTCCTGATGCCATATTCTGAGCATTGATACCAACAGAGGGTAAATTAGTATTTGCTCCAAGCAAGGAAGAAGTACCAACAAAAAACGGATGAGTAAAAGTAATGGCCTTTGCTCCTGCTCCGCTTGCTGTTAGATTACCTTGTTCTGTTCTTCTCTGTAAAGATGCTGTATAGCCTAACTGCGAAACTTTTATGTCCTGTGCAGTATCGTTACTTGTAAGTTTTGCTCTGAACTGAAATCCTCTACCTTTGTAAGTTCCATTAGCAAAAGTCTGAAAGGCAGTATAAGTGGGAGATCCAGATGGATCATCCTGAGTAACTCTTACTAACATTTCAGCATTTACTTCTGTAGCTGTAAGTCCATCGAAATCTGTAATATCATCAATCAAACCTCTTGAATCAAATAAATCTGATGGATAAAAACCTTCTGTTAAAAAATGACGTTTTAGATCAAGACTAAATACCCCACCTAAATCTAAAGTATCTCCACCAGCAGTTCCTCCAAAATCATAAGTTCCCTCTGGCACAATTCCACCGAAATCATCTAATGAAGTTACAGCATCAAAATCTGTAATCGCATCAAATGTACCGCCACCTACTAGGTTTAATGTATTTGTTGTGGCATCAAAAGCAACATTGGTTTTTGTCCCCTGGAACTTAGGACTATCAGTATCTTCTCTTCTTGGATCTACAATTAAAGGAGCTAAATTATCAGGTAAATCAATAATTACACTTGTTTCTCCTGCACAAAATCTGCCACCATCATCTTGAAATTTTAAAATATATTCGCCTTCAAGATATGGAACTTCCGCAGATGTAGTAGCACCACTAAGAGCTTGAATTAAGTCAGTACTATTAGTAAATGTACCATTACCATTGGTCAGAGGAGAATGTCTGACATATACTCTACCTCCATGTGTAACATCTAAATCTGTAGACCGATTCCAACGTAATCTTACTAATTTTTCATTTATTGGTTCGGCTGATAATCCAGTAACATTTGATGGCAATGCAGTTTTACCAACAGCATTGAAAGTTAGATCAGCAGAAGTCGCACTTGTTTGTAATGCAGTATTGTAACTGAATACTTGAAACTCATACGTTCCAATATCAGTATTGAATATCTCAAAGTCAGGAGAAGATACTGTAGTAGATACAAAGTTACCATTATTAAATCTATAATTAACCTGATACTGCGTGACACCAACAATAGGCTGCCAACTGACGATAAGTTTAGATACTGCCTGATTATTTATCTCAACTATTTTTTCTTCAGCCTGTAAAGCAGCAGGAGGATCTTTAGGAAGATTTAGTACTGATACTGTTCTTGTTGGTAAAGTTGCACCATCTTCAATAAATGCGTATTTTTCATTTACATAAGATAAAGCAGTAATCGCATAATTTATTCCATCAGATTCTTCTACTGTTATTACTCTAAATTTTTGAGCTTGAACTGTATCATCTTGCAATAGCCAAACTGTATTAGCATTTGGAGTCTGAGAAAAAGCAGAAGATACTGTTATAACTGCACCTGAGACACTTGATACTGACCTACTTTCAACAGTTCCATCAGGTAGTATTACACTTAAAGTTGGATTATTTGTTGTTGGTAAATCGGTTGCAGCAGAATCATCTACTGTTATCTGTGTAGTTGTAGCTGAACTCACTCTGCCACCTCTTCTAAGACCAGAACGAACAGGATCAGCTATTTCTATAACAGCACCAGGTCTTACGACAACACCAGAATCTATAGAAGTTGCAAACGCAACAATTTCACTTTCATTTTGTTCCGCAAATAAAATAGCCTTTGCTAGTCTCCTAGCCTGACCTCGGCTAGTACACGCAAATCCTTTTACCTGCTTAATAATTACTCCTAGCTTGGCTATCGAGGCGGTATCTTCATAAACCTCATAATCTATTTCTCTACTATCCATATTGAAGTAAGAGACAGAGATAACAGTATTTCTTGTTTTTAATCCACTCCCTGAGTAACTAAATCCCTCTTCAGTTACATTGGCTAAATTAAATAAATAACTTGCATCTTTTGGACTATCCTGTGCAAGTTGAATACTACCAGCAGACCATATCGGCATACATCTCATAACACCAGCTAATTCATTTATCAGATCAAACGCTTCACTTGATGATTGAATATTTACATTGCAACTGAATCTAGCTTCTTGTCCTCCGAATCCATCATCAACAAGAGTATTTGCAAACTTGCTTGCAGTAACAAAAGAAAAAAGATCAAGAGAACTTTCTGTTATATGATTGCCAAATCCATAGCGTGTGTCCAAAAGCAAGTCCAGTAACACCATGCTTGGGCACGAGCACCATTGAGCAGCACCCATAACTCCATTAAAAATATATCCATCTGGATACACTATCCTGCCCGTTGTGCTGTCCACGCTCGGAGTACCAGAGCTATTTGCACCAGCACCAGGAATCCTTACTTTTATTCCTCTAATACGATATTTTCTTGTTGGTATTGATTGAAACTGCATAGAGTCCAATCGAATTGAAGCATAAGCACTATTCGGATAAGTGTTGGAATCGTCAATTATTTCAGCAAAACTTGTCCATTGAAATGCGTCTTGTAGACTTGAATCTGAACTATCAGCAGTAACTCTGGTAACTCTTATATCAACAGGAAAAGCAC